AACTTTCTTGCTTTCGGAATTTTTGCTGCGAAGCATGATGATGTAATTCTTTATATTCATTCTGAACCTTATGGCAAACAATCAGGTTTCAATTTGCCTGCAATTCTTCAGGCTTGCGGTGTTCCTGCAGAAAAAGTTCGCCTAGTAGATCCGATTGCTTACCAGATGGGCATATCGCAAGAAACTTTGGCTGCCATTTATTCAGCGTGGGATGTTGGTTTGTTCACTAACTATGGTGAAGGGTTTGGTATTCCCCAGATTGAGTGCCAAGCGGCGGGTGTGCCTATTGTCACTTCTAACTTTGCAGCTTCAACTGAACTTGCTTCCCCTGATTCTTATCTAGTGAACGGGCAACCTTTCTGGGATGCAGGGCATAACGCATGGTTCAATGTTCCTAATGTTCAAGGCATTGTTGATGCACTTGAACAGGCTTACCAGCGTGGTAGAAAAGATTTCCCAGATACTATTGCTTTTGCTAAACAGTATGATGCCGATAAAGTGTTTGATGAATCTTGGAAGCCTTTTATTGAAAAGATGGCTAAGAAGGCATGATTCCAGTTTTGGGGTTTCTTACTTATTCGCGATTTGATTTGGCGGATAGGTTGCTGGCTAGTATTGATTTCCCTGTTGAACATTTAGTTATCATAGATAATTCTGGTAAACGGGAATACCAACCAATCAAACCTGATCTAGTGAAGAACCTTTGGTTTATTCAAGTTCCGCATGGTTTAGGTTATGGTGGCGGGTTAAATCTTATTGTGAAATCAACACCTTTTGCCCCTTACTGGGTGCTACTAAATGATGATTCAGTTCTTGCACCTGGGGCGTTGAAAAAGATTAGTGAACAGGTTGATACTGAAGCTATCAATTTTCTTAGCATTATGCCTAAGTGGTCTGGTTTTGTTTTAGGTGAAGGTGCGGTGTTGAAGGCAGGTTTGTTTGATGAACGCTTTCACCCTATCTATTTTGAAGATAATGATTATGAACGCAGGCTTCAAGCTGCGGGGGTGAAGGCTAACTTTATTCACGCTGTTTTACATCACGATAATAGTTCTACTTTGAATAGTGGTTTTCATAGTCAAAATGATTTGACTTTTCAACGCAACAGCGATTTGTTCAAGCGTAAGGTTGCTGAAAATGATTTGTCGCAGGGTGAATGGGATTTGGGGATAAGGCGGGTGAACGCGTGGGACAGGTAATCTATACAGGCGGAACTTTTGATTTATTCCATGCGGGTCATGCCAATTTTTTGGGATTATGTAAGAAAATGGCGGGGGAAGATGGGGATGTTGTAGTTTCCTTGAATACTGATGAATTTATTGAAGCTTATAAAGGTAAAGCCCCAATTATGTCTTATGGTGAACGCAAGGCGGTTTTGGAAGCTTGCAAATATGTTAGTTATGTTATCCCTAACATTGATGGGGCAGATTCTAAACCTGCAATTCTGAAGGTTGAACCTGATTGGATTGTTATTGGGGATGATTGGGCTAAGAAAGATTATTATGCCCAAATGCAATTTACGCAGGCATGGCTAGATATACATAATATTGGTTTGGCTTATGTTCCTTATATGCAAGGCATTTCAACTACGGATTTGAAACAGCGCATAGCGGGCAGGCAAGTAAAATAGGAATAGACTTTAGGAGATTCAATGGCTCTAACTAACGCTTACTGTTCTTTAGCGGATGTAAAAAATGCCCTTCGCATTACTGACACTTTAGATGATCTAATGATTGAAGCAAGCATAAATGCAGCTTCACGCATGATTGACCAGTATTGCAACCGCTATTTTTATTCAGGTTCAGCGGGCGAAGTTCGCAAATATACCCCTGTTGATTCTTACTATTGTTGGATTGATGATGTTCAATCTATTACTGAACTAAAAACTTCTTCAACTTTGCTAAACCTTTATGATGTGACTTGGGATGTAACTGATTATGAAGTTGTCCCTAAGAACCGCATTGAAAATGGTGGCTATTACCCTATAACCAAGATTAGGGCTATTGGGCATTACCTTTTCCCTATCTTTGGTGATAACGCTTTAGTTCAGGTTACAGGCACTTTCGGCTGGCCTGCGATACCTGACCAAATCAAGTTTGCAACTATTCTGCAAGCTTCAAGATTGTTCAAGCGTTTAGAATCGCCCCTTGGTGTTGCAGGTGTTTCAGATATGGGAATTATGCGTGTTGGTTCTAGCGTTGATGGTGATGTTGCACAGCTAATCAACCCTTACCGCTTACTTAGAACAGGTGCGTAATGGCAATTTCTGACCTTAGATCAGGTTTGGCCAAGAACCTTCGCAAGGTTACTGGTTTGCGGGTAGTTGAAACTTTGCCTGATGTAGTCAATCCGCCTATGGCCATGATTGCCTTAGATAAGGTTGCCTATAATCGCCAAAACAATGCGGGTATGGCGGAATACACTTTTAAGATAACTGTAGTTTTGGGGCGTGTTAGTGAACGCACCGCGCAGCAAGCAATGGATTTGTATGTTGCACCTGGGGCGGGTTCAGTCAAAGCTGCGGTTGAATCAGATAAAACATTAGGCGGAAATGCTTATGATGTTTTCATATCAGAATTGACTGCCATTGGGGCTGTTCAAATCAATGCGGTAGACTTTTATAGTGCTGAATTCTCGGTGCAAGTTTTCGCAAGTTAAGGAATAAATAGATGGCAATTTTTGTCGCAACAGATTTCGCGGTTACTATCAATGGTTCAACTGCTTTATCTTCTTATCTAACGCAGGTAGAACTAAAAACTTCTGCCAATGACATCACTACCACTTCTTTTGGATCTGGTTGGGTTACCCGCGTTGCTGGTTTGAAGGAAGGCACTCTTACGCTTCAGTTCAATCAGGATTACGCTTCAGGTGCGGTTGATGCTACTTTGTGGCCTTTACTTGGCACTAACGCAACAGTTACAATCACGCCTACAAGCGCAGCTGTTTCAACTGCGAACCCTAAATACAGCGTTGTAGCTTTGGTAAATGACCTAACCCCCGTTAGCGGACAGATTGGGGACTTGGCTACACTAAGCCTAAACTGGCCTACCAACGGAACAGTTACGAGAGCTGTAAGTTAATGAATCAACTAAACCTACGCATTGAACTTGTAGAAGGTTCAATTATTGATGTTGTAACTTCCGCTGGCGATTTAGTCAAATGGGAATCTAAATTTGATTTAGGTATTGACAAGCTGGAAAAGGTAACGCACTTACTTTATTTAGCGTGGCTTGCTGTTTGTAGAACTAATAAAGTTTCAACTGATTTTGATTCTTGGATTGAAACAGTTGCGAAAGTTGAAGTTTCTGACCCAAAAGCCTAAAGCCTTTAGGCGTTGATTCTTATCATTGGTTGATTGCTAATTTGGCGGTTGCAACAGGGATAGCCCCAAGTGTTTTGTTGCAGGAATCGGATCGCATGATAAATACCATGATGTTTGCCTTGCAATATCAGAAAGGCAATAATGACTGAAAATGTTATTTATGATGTTAAGGGTCTAATCAAGGATTTGAATGACCTTTCGCCTGCCTTCAAGAAAGAAATGTTGAAGGATTATCGCAAAATCGCGAAGAAGCCTAACGAAAAAATAAAATCTGCTATTCCTGAAACTGCCCCGTTGCCTGGGATGCGTATAAGTAAGAATCCGCATGGAAGATTAGCGTGGGGTGCAGGTAAGCCTGCTAATACAACTTCTATTAGGTTCAAAACTACTGGTTCACGCAAATACGCTATTACTTCCTTAGCTTCTATTTGGGTGATGTCCCCTATGACTGCTATTGCTGATGTTGCAGGTAAGGGTTCAGGTGTTCCTAGGGATGAATTCACTAAGCCTTACCCGTATAGGGGTGGCGTTAGGAAGCATAGGGTTACCAGTCAAGGTATAACTATGATTCAAAGGTTGCGGTTGGAACGCAAAAACAATTTTGTTTATCCTGCGGTTGAAAAATCTTTGCCTGATGTTGAACGCGAGATAAAATTAGTGTTAGAACAATACGCTGCCAAGGTAAATAGGAAGTTAGGCTAATGTCCGTAATTGTAAAGCTGTTATCCAAGTTTGATGATTCGGGTATTAAGAAGGCTCAACATGGTTTTGGTGGTCTAAAAAAGACCCTTGGTGCTATCGGTATTGGTTTCGGTATAAAGGCTATTGCTGATGGTTTGATGGATGCAGCTAAAGCGGCTTCTGCAGATCAGAAATCAACTGCCCTATTGAATACGCAACTAACCAAAAATTTGGGGTTGAATAAACAGCAAATCAAGGGTAGCGATAAGTTCATAGAAAAACTATC